GACGCTCATTCTCAACCACTCCGTTTCGCTTCTACGGTCCTGCACGGAATATGCCGTATGAGCAGATTTACAGCGGAGAGATGACTCTATCGGTCATACTGTCACAGGACATGAGAGAAAAGCAGTTCTTTGAAGACTGGATGGGATTGGTTTCCGATCTTGGAAACTACAAATTCCAATACTACGATCAGTATATTACCGACACTACCATAACTGTTCTAGACAAAAACGATGCCGTGAACTACATTGTAACGGTAAACGAAACCTATCCCAAAATGATAGGCGATTTGCAAGTGGGTTACGACAAGGACAACGAATTTCTGCGGCAAGATATTACTCTGTGTTTCAGAAAATACTCCTTGCAGTATGTGGGCATACCTGCTCCTACGAGAGCCACTGGCACAATTGGTCAGCCGCCCACAGTAATTCCAGGACCACAGCAGTCCATACAGTCTCTCATCCGAAACGGAAACAGAATAGACCGCGTTGGTCCAGACGGAACCGTAAACGGAATATACGATCCTGCCACGGCACAGCAACTGATCTACGGACGGGGCGTGCAGCCCACAGGATATCCCCCACGAAACGGTTGATAAATAACTGAAACTACATTGACCAAAGGATTACCATGACACTGAATTTACAGAATTCTGCCCTTCCCCGCTATTCCATGACCCTTCCCGTGAGCGGCACCACCGTGAAGTTCCGACCATTTGTGGTAAAGGAAGAAAAGGTGCTGCTGGTTGCCCTGCAATCCAAAGACATCAACCAGATCAACGACGCTATGCGTAATGTCATACTGGCTTGCACTGAAGACTTGTTAGACACACGAAAACTGTGTGCAGCAGATGCAGAATACGCATTTTTGCAGATTCGTGCAAAGTCCGTGGGTGAAGAGGTAAAGCCGCAGGTCACCTGCTCCAAGTGCGGAAACTCCACAAACATCAAGATCAAGTTAGATGAGATTACTGTAAATCAGGCAGACAAGCCGAAGATTGATCCAAACATAGCCATAAGCGAAAACCTGTCTGTGATTCTGCGGTATCCGTCTATTCACGATTTTGACTACAACAAGAATGAAGTAGAAATCGCATTTGAACTAGCCAAGAAGTGCATTGAGTCTGTGGTTGTTGATGAACAGGTATATCAGGTTAGAGACATCAATCCTGCTCAACTCTCAGATTTCGTGGATAATCTGCTGCCCGATCAGTTTGCCAAGATCATGGACTTTATGCAGAGCGTTCCTGAACTACGGTATAAATTCAAATATATCTGTCAGTCATGCCAGTCCACTGTGAATGTGGAATTGGACAGCGTATCTGATTTTTTTCAGTAGCCCTCTGTCACAATGACTTGGGGGCATACTATCAGGTAAACTTCAATTTGATGCAGCACCACGGCTACTCCCTTTCTGAAATAGAGCAAATGCTACCTTGGGAGAGGGAGGTATACATACAAATGCTGATCCAACATTTGAAAAAAGAGAGGGAAAAGGCAGCAAACAAGAAACCTCTGTGACCTTTACTGCATGACTTCGGACACCACTCATGGCAAGAAACAAGTCAAGCAAAAAATACTCACGAAAGCCAGGTTTCAAGCGGCGACCACGGGGAGGGTCTAGACAGGCATCCCGTCCGTCTTTGGAACCCGTGATGGGTCCAACGGCTACAACAGCGCCACCAATTACTACGCCATCTGGTGAGGGAGACACGGTTCAGCAGGCAATGGAGCAGGTTGATTTTCTCCAAGCCATCACACAGATGCGATCTGGTATGGGATTGGAAACATCTGAACTAGAAAATGTGGTGATAGGAAGAGCAGGGGGGCGGGGAGTTCGTGCTGTTCTTCAAGACTACATCAATGCCAATGCAGATAAATTCAATGTAGAAGATCCTGCTGGTGCAGCAGCCTACGAACTGCTGAACACAAGCGTGATGCTTGCAGAAGATTCTTTGAGTGCTTCTCACGAAGAGGCAAAGAGGATCTACGCCAAACTGCGGTTCATTCAAGAACTGGCAAAAAAGACCCAAGGCGAACAGTCAGGAATCGCAAATCAACTTGACTCTGTTATTGCTCCAATCGAAGAGCAGTTGAAAAAGAGAACATCTTTCGCAGAATTTGTGAAAGAAAAAGTTCAAGACTTCAGAAAGACACTTCCAGAAAGATTGGTGTCCAAGATTCCAGTCGTGGGAGGTCTTCTAGGTCAGTTCATGCGACAGAAGCGTGAAAGCCAAGACGAACTAGAAAGATTTTCTGGTGCTCTACAGGAGAGAATTTCCAGACAGGGACGCAGAGGAACCCTGTTAGATTTACCAGGTACAAGACGAGCCGCGCGACCTCCACTGGGTGGAACACGGGCATCCGACATACCTGGTCTTCTTGGAACTGCACCATCCGCCGCAGGAGAGGTTGCATCAGACTCAACTACTATAGGAGCAATATACAAAGAAGTTGCTGCTATCAGAAAACTCCTTATAGATGAGTTCAAGCCTAGCGGAGAAGAACTACGAGCGAGAGAGGCTGAACTAGAAACACAAACTCCTACCACTGTTGCTGAAAACAGACCAACACAAGCCAGAGGCGGTGTGCTTGGTAGTCTGATGGGTTCTATTCTGAAGAGACTTGGGATGGGAGAAGAGGGAGGAGCAGGAGGATCAATCGGAGACATCATTTCAATGATGCCCGGTGGGGGAGTGTTGGCGCGAGCAAAGGGACTGATCGGAAGAGGTTTTGCACAAGGCGGAATAGCAAGACGAGGACTAGGTGCCGCAGGAAGAGTAGCAGCAAACCTAGGCAGTCGTGCAATGGGAGCATTCAAAACCACATCACTGTTCAAGGACGGTTCGGCAATAGGAAAATCTGTTTCTAGTGTTGGACGAGGTGCATTTGACATGGCAAAGTCCGCTGGCACACGCGCACTAGATGTCGGAAAGTCTATGGGCGGAAAGGCTCTAGAATTAGGAAAGTCTGTAGGCGGAAAGGCAGCAGGATGGTTGTCAAGTGCATTCAGTTCTGTTTCAGGAGCAGTGAGCAACTTGAATCCTGCAAAGGCTATAGGAAATGCTGTAAAGTCTGGATCTGGAAAGATAGTAAAAGGAATCGTGTCCATACCAGGACTTGGTGCCATCATCACAGGATTGATGGGGGCACTTGACATAAAGTCAATTAAGAATGATCCAGAACTATCTCCCGAAGAAAAGAAAGAACGGATAGGAAGAACTCTTGTAAAAACAGTAGGAGAGGCACTTGGGAGTATTGGCGGAGGAGTTCTTGGATCTTTTATTCCCGTTCCAGGAATAGGAACACTCGTAGGAACACTCGGTGGCGGATGGGTTGGTGGAAAAATTGCTGAACTACTTGCAGATGCAGTTGGAGGCAAGGGGTTCTATGACATGGTGGCTTCCATTCCTGGAGTCGGTAGCCTCATAGAAGTTGGTGGCACAGAAGATCAGAAAGACAAGACACAGGCTGAAGCCCAAGTAAGCAAGACTGCTGCCACCACAGGAGCCGAAGGTCAGAATACCGGAACCGAAGCAACGGGAACCATTTCCGCTCCTGCCACACCCAACACCACGGTGGGTAAGATGATGCAGCAGCACAACGCAGAGATGAACGCACTAGAAGCAGAACGCGGCGCAGCAGCGGGGACAGCGACACAGCCATCGGTAAACAACAACTCAGTGGTGCAGACAAAGGTGAGCAACACCACCAACAACTTCAACGATGATCTGCGTATCCGAAACAACGAACCAACGCTGAAAACGATGCAGATGGCTTCACACACTTGGTAAAAGAAAAGGGCGCACCGAAGTGCGCCCTTTGCTGCGAAACCGAAGGGATTTAGTCTTCCTGTGCCAACTTCTCAAAGTAGGACAGGGCATCTTCCGTATCATCGTCATCCTTGACGGTGACAGCAGGCTTCTTCGTGGGCTGCGGGGGAGCAGCCTTCTTCACAGCGGGAGCGGGTGTTTCATCCTCTTCCAAAGCGGTTCGCTCCGCGCCACCCTTTGCAGCGGCTTCTGAAACCGTTGCACGAATGTTGCCACCAAGAACCTGCTCAAGACGAGCCTTGAGTTCGTCGTAAGACTTGAAGTTCTTGGGATCGGTGAACTCCTTCAGTGAGTGCTGCGTCTTCCACAACTTCTCAAGGGCAGCATCATCTCCGCCCAGTAGGGCAGACGGAGCAGCAAATTCACTCTTCTCAAAGTTGGCGTAGCCGTCCACCTGACGAATCTTCAACTTAAAGTTTGCTCCCGACCAGAAATCAAAGGGATTCATTGGCTTCTCGTCTTGGAACTCAGGGTTCATTGCACCCTGAACCTTCTCGAAAATCTTCTTGCCGTACTTGAACAGGAAGACCTTGCCCTCATTCTCGGGGTGCTTGGGATCGCTCACCACAAGCACATTGCTGATGTACGACAAGCGACGCTTACGATCACGGGCAATAGCCTTATCTTTATCTGAACCACTCTCCCACAGGAGGTTGTTCATCTCTGAAACTGGATCCTTGAGTCCAATCGTGGTCAGCGAATTCTCAATATACCAACCACCCGGTCCACGGAAACCGTGGCTCCATACACGCGCCCACGGCAGATCCTCGCCATCGGGTGCGGGAAGGAAACGGATCTCCGCGTAGCCATTGCCTGTCTTGTCGGTTTCTGCCTTCCAAAAGCGGTCGTCCTTGTAGGACTCGGACTTCTTTGCCATCTTGTCCATTTCGGAGGCAAGAGTCTGATACGAAGTCTTGGAAGCGGTCTTTAGGTCTTTGAATCCCATGTGTATCTCCTTGTGTGCGATTTATACGGTGTATGTGTTAATGTGTGACGAACAATTCAGTCACTCTTATGTAGACAGTATATCCGAACATCGCAGCGTGTCAAACAGGAAGTCGGGACTTTCTTGGCAACAAATTGAGTTCTTGTCCCTCTGCCTTGATTTTTTCAATTATGGGCTTGTTCAGGAACTTTGCTGCCACCTGTGGCTCAATCCCAAACTGCTCACACACTGCCAATACAGCGTCAA